AAATCGTTATCAAGAAACACTTTTTAATATCCTCCAGAGTCGCGGGACTTGTGGGTGAAAGATTTAGACAAGTTTTTGTCTTATCTAAGACAAATTTTAGCAGGATCTAATTTTTAGTTAAGAATACAAAATTAGACGTACTGCATATTACTGGAACCGTTCGCAGCTTCAGGGTTAATTCCTGCTTGGAAACCAGGGATGCCGATGGCACTGTAAAGATTGGATGTGCCACCTCCCGCCATACCGCCGAGTCCAGCAGCAGCCGGAACAGCTACCGTAGCTAGTGCGGCTCCCCTGGCAATACCTTGGAAAGACTTACGTGCATTTGCTGCAGAACCTGCGGCATTTACAGCTTTACGTGCCATGCCAGGTTGCCGTAACGTACCAAGAGCGGCGGCGGCATAGCCAGGCATTAAGCCAGGGATTGCGGCAAGGGTTCCGGCATTTGCTGCTTCGCTAAGAATACGAAGAGGGCCTTCGCCTTGTTCTTTGTCTGTCAAGTTTCCAATAACAGAGCCTGTTGCGCCAAGAAGACCGGCACCTAAAGCAGAAGCTTTCAAGGCGCCGGCAGGGTTCTTCGCTGCTGCGTTTAATACTTGTCCGTATTTACCAGCAACAGGCATGGCCTCACTCCATCACAAACAGTTTGTTTGCAACAGTGGCAGGCTGAGCTTGGTTCAGGACGCGCCAGGCGTTCTGGGGATCACGGTTCATGATCTCGCTGAAGTTGCCCCAGAAGTTTTCAGGTTGCTGAGGAGCAGCAGCTGCGGGAGGAGCGGGGAACTCACCAACTTGGCCATAAGCAGAGGTGGTGGGATAACCACGGGTTTCCAGTTCTGCTTCGTTTTCGTACACGGGGTACGGACCTTCAGGACCAAAGAACTTCAGGGTGTAGTCGCTGAGTACATCGGGATTGGTAAGAATCTCGTTGTAGGCCAGGTTCTCTTGGTGCTCGTTGACCGCAAAGTTGGCATAGCCAGCGATTAAGTTTTGAGCACGCTCGCCCCAGGCAACAGCACTATCAAGCATCCCTTCGAGTTGAAGGGCGTAGTTATTTAGTACGGCGGGTGCCTCGATTCCGAACGCGTCGATTACTTGGCGGCTTTCCTGCCCCATCCCCAGGTAATCCGCGATTTGCTCCAGAGAGGGACTCGAAGAGGTTTGGGAAGAGCTGGGAGAGTAATCCTGGTTGGGCGACCAAGTCTGGGGAGCCGATTGTTGCGTAGCTGGGCTGCTGACTTGTCCGTAATTCGCCGGGGTATACTGCGTCGGACTCGGCGAGGGTGCTCCCTGGAACGGGGATTGAACTGGTGCGCTCAGAAGATTCACCACCTTGTTGAACGCCGATTCCCACGGATTCCCCGCCGATTCCGCCGGTTGGGATTGGGGGGCGTACTGAGTAGGGGCGGATTGGTAACTGGGGTTCGCCTGTGGTACTGCTTGGGGGTAGCTGGTACCCACCTGATAAGCCACTGGAGCTGCCTGGTAGCTGGCCGGTGCCGCCTGAGGTGCCGGTGCCGCCATCACGTAGCTGCTTGGGGCTACTGCTGCTGGTGCTTGGCTCGTCTGTGGGATCGATTGGACGGTAGCGTCCTGCATAACTCATCTCCTTTTGTAAAGCTTCTAAGGTTCGATACAGATAGGGTGTCAGATCCAGACGAGGATCAGCAGCCATCGGTAAGTCTGGTGATTGAGGGTGAGGAGTCTGCATCATCCCCCCCACCAATTTGGCGAATTGAGAATAAGCATTCTGCAATTCATTCACCATCCTGAACGGGAACCCAGATAACATCTCGGCCCGCTCCTCATCCGTCTTAGACGGAAAGAGGTATTTCAGTGCTTCAATGCTATCAACACCTAATTCTTGTAGGTTGCGAACCACAATAGAATTATTAAGTGTGTCCTGAGTGGTTTCCTCGTACACAGGCCCTGTCCAACGCCAAAGCATCGTGACATCGCCATCGGGGATTAACCCAAGAACGCCTGGCGGAATCATTTTTGTTTCCACGCAAGCCATCATAATCTCTTTGACTTGATCATTGAAGATTTTCATTGCTTCCCTGTAGGCTGCAATTTCTTCTTCTGGCGCATCAACAGGAAGATCAACTGGCTTTTCAATGCCTGCTGCAGCCGCCAATGATTGACGGAAGAGTTGCTCTTCTTGGTAAATAATTAACTCAAGGCAGCGGCAGATGCCATACGTGTAAATAGCATTTGCTTTCTTCTTAGATGTTGCTGATACACGACCAAATAGTGACTTGTATTCAGTTGCAGTAACACCAGCTGAAATTGACAGTTCATCCACGCCGCCAAGTGCAGTGCGAATCTCTTCGCGATACTGACGGGCAAATTGATTTTGGTCACCAGTGATTGCATCTGGAACAATGTAACCAACACGGTCATTCGGCTCCAGGTTTGCAATAATCCTTGGAACTCGAATCTGTCCATCAACGCCACGGCTGACGGGATCAGCCTTGAACATCGAAGCACTCAAGGATGCAGGACTGGTGAAGCCAGAGTTTGCTGCAATGGAGGGACGCTGAACTGTGGAATCACCACCGGCCTCAATCAAGTCCGTCTTGGGACGAGATGACAGCAGCGTGGGGTTACCAAAGAACTGAACGTTCTTGCGCATGGTGCGAACCATTTCGTCATGCGTGACGATGTGATTGGCCAACGCATCAAACTCACCAACGCCGTCGTTAGCAAAACCTTTGGGGTTATTGAAGATCTCAACGCAAGGAATAAAACCAAGCGTATTTTTTAACGTTTTTGTTTTACCGGAGACTGCATAATCCGGCATGTCAAAAGATAATTCACCTTCTGCGTGAGTTTCTTTGATTTCATCTCGTTTGATTGAAAGTCTGATGTAACGCCTTGAAGCCTGGCCGTCACCAAGCGTTTTGCCGGTAATATTTGTTTGTGCAATCTCAGCACCAAAGCCACCCGGTCGACGCACCTTGTAGCTGTAGATGATTACCACCTCTTCCAGGTCACCGTCTACGTTGTAGAACGTGCGGTACTCATGCTCGCGGAAGTAGTAGATGCGATAGTTAATTTTTGTAGGCCTAATGTAGAACAGACCTTTTCCATCACACAAGAAATAATCCCAGATTGAATCCAGGCGTGCATCAATTTGGTTGTATTTGATTACACGGTCGATAAAATCTTTGCGTTGATTTCCAAAGTTGTCTTGGCTGGGGAAGAACTCAACACCCTGGCGGATGCCGAATAATTTCATCTGCGCCAAATGCGAGGCCACAACGCCCGTATCGACGACAGTGGAACTATCTTTGTCGATATAGGCGGTAATGATTTCGTTGAGCCTTGATTTAGCGTCGGCAGCCATTAAGTATCAGCCTCTTTATCTGTATTGATCTTAGCAGCTTTCTTTTGTTTCTTAAGCCACAACCACCGGTCAAAATAAGCCAACTCCCCTGGCGTAAACAATTCAGGGTGTTCGAGAGCTTCTTTGACCAGCTTTTTTCTTTTCATCAAGAAACCGTTTTAACGTAACCAGGAGGTAGTTGTTGTCCATATTGTGGACCTTGGAAAAAGCCTGCATTACCCATGGGCGGAGTTCCGCCTAAAGCAAGGGGTAACTGTGGGCCGGCACCAGGCATGATACCGCGTCGCCGCAGTTCTTCATTTAACTGTTGATTCTGCTGCGTACCACCTTCGTACAAACGCTTAAGCTGTTCTCCGGAACGTCCACCCAGAGCACCACTTCCCTTGTTAATATCAAAACTAGGAGAGCCGGCAATCATGCCTGCGCCACTTTCCATGCCAGCCTGGTTGCCAAGGGAGCTGCCATAGGTTCCGTTGTAATAACGAATCATTTAATCCTCCAGTACTTCGTAACCAGCTATTTCATTCAGTCTACTCAATACAATTCCATCACCTTTTAAATTCCACTCAAGAATATCTCCTTCTTGCCAGCCAAGCTCTTCAGTTATTTCTTCGGGAAGAGTGATGAATTGATCACCGAATTCATCTTCTTGGACCTCAATAATGTAGCTCATTTTGACAAAAGCTTTTCCATTAGCTTATCAAGCTTAGTGTTAATTTGTCGAAAGTTATCGTGCATTTCCTGGATCTCACGTAAAAAATCTACCTTTAATACGTAGTCCATCGGCATTCGCCCAATCTGCTCTTGTAATCTATTCAGCTTATTTTCTTGCGTTATCACGTCGTCTGACAACTGAACCAAGCGTTGGTGAACCCTATATAAAATTTTGTTTGCGGCCCAGGACCCGCCTGTTACAGCTGAAACAACTGCCGTGAATGCAATTGCTAAGTACTCCGGACCCACAAGACTATTGCTTTTCTTTTAATTATAAGTTTAGTAATCAAATTGCAAGTTGCTCTTTTTGGCTAGACCGTTAACCAACCACACGAGTGAATCGACGCAATCATCGTGTCCACTTACGCCAAAGTTGGTAAGCTCTTCAAACATTGTGTCGAAATTACGGTACTTGTTGAAGATGATCTTACGGTCTTCAAACAGGCCCATGATGCCACGGAAACGCGCCAGTTTATCTGCACGGAATCCTTTAACCGGGTGCCAGATCAAGTTAAACAAACCATCGCCATTTAAGCAGACACGCTTGAAGTCAGCCTCCAAAGATGCCTGGTACTGCACCGCTTCAGACCATACATCACATGTTGAATACGTTGGGAAGTAGTTGCCCTGCTCATCGCGGCCAACAATGCACCAGTCATTAAGAAGCTCTTTTAGTTCATCCAGTTTTTCCAGGTTGCCCATGACGCGCATACGCCGATAATCAATAATGTGAATACAATCACCAATGCGGCCACCAAGCACAAATACGGTGTAATCATTTTTCTCTTTAGTTCCGGCAGATAAATCAACACCTACGCCCAGGGCATCAAACTCAGTTGCAATCTCAGCTTTGACCAACAGCTCTGGAGATAGGGACAGCTCGCTCTGACGAACAATCCTGTTCATGTACTGGAACGAAAAGGCAATAGGTGCCTGCCGTTTCTTTTCCTTTAAGTAATCCAGTGACCACATCTCCGGCCAATAGGATTCCTCCTCACCTGTTTTGGAATTTGCCTGGATTGCGGAAAGAACAATTTGCGTCCAGTTGTTTTGTTCATTGAATGTAGTGGCATGAATGTCATCATGTCGGAAACGGGTACCAAGGCAGATCGCCCGTCCACCCTCAAACATCGTGGGAGCGATAACGGCATTCCAGTTATCCTCCATCATCTTTCTAATGTCAGGGTTGGAGATATCTGCTGCGCTCTTGGTAGGGTCATCAATACAGATGAGGTGACTGCGTTTTGAGGTCACCGAACCTTTCAGGCCTGCTGCGCACAAAGTAAATTGTTCATCACCGGTAACATCAATGCCTGCAAATTTGTGATCAATAGACCAGTACTCATTGCTGGTTACGTTCTTGAGGAGTTTAACTGTTGGAAAAACTTCTTGATAGCGTTTGCTATCAATGATTCGTTTGATGGTTGCAGACTTAGAACGTGCAATATCAACCGTGTAGGAAAGATAAAGAATCTGCAGAGGCTTCTTGGCTGTCGTGTGCACACCAATTGCCCATGCAGTGAACAAGCCCAGGACTGTACTCTTGGCACTACCCCTGGGGGCGAGTAAATCAATATTGGGTCCAGCAATACCAACCAAACAGCTACTATCTTGGCCCGTAACAAAGTGACGATGCCACTGCTTGTGATGAGGAGCGGGAGCTTTATCTGCTACGTAGTCACAAAAGAACCCAAAATCTTCACGGGCTCTTTGTAATAGCTCTTCGTTTTTATGTTTGCGTACCTTGTGATTCTTGACTGCAGCTTGAGCGTTACGTCGATAAGCTAAGTGAAGATGAGAAGGCACAGCATTAACTGGTTAGTAACTAAATACTAACCTACTTTTTGGATTTACGTTTTTGCTCTTGGTACTTACGCGCCTTATCCAGAGCTGCTTTACGTTTTTCCTTATCGTTCATCTCAGTTCCGTCTTCGTTCTTGGCTTCTTTTTTCTTCAGGTGTGCCAGGAATTGAGGCGGTACTTTACCTTTGCTCATGTCAATTAAAACGAACGGGTAGAACGACCTGCACCCATATCAATACCACTACGCCCCATGGTGGGACGTACGTCACGAGAGGGCTGGCTGGGGCCCTGTGACACGTTGCGGCTCGGAAAGGCATCTTCGGGTGAACGCGACTGTTCGCCCCTGTAGGGAGGCGTTGAGCCAGCGATTGGAATAGAACGTCTACCGGCGCCCATATAGTGTATTACTTTTGTTTAGTTTAATGCATTTATTCGTCTAGTTGCATCTTTGCCCATACACTCATCGATGCCTCAAGCAAAGGTGCTTCAATGGGATCATCTTTGAAGATGCACATGAGTTCACGAATGGCGCGGTCTGCACCGGCCATCAACAAACCTTTTCTGTCTCGTGTAGAGGTAAAAGTATCAATCTGCGCAATTGTGCCACGCAGTTCTTTTTGCATTGTTGCGATACGCGCCACACCTGCATCACGTTTAATTTGAAAGGTTTCAATATCTTCCCTGAGTTTACGAATGTCTTCCAACATTTCGTCAATTTCAGTAAGAAGAATCTTGCGGTGATCAGGCTTTGGGTAGTTACACGAAACCCAGGCATCGCAGGACGCAATCGACCCGCAATAACCAAGGAAACGTGCATATAAATAGCACTCAATAACGGAGTAGTTATTTTGAGCAAAAGAGATGAATGATTCCTGGGTTGACGAATCGAGATTATCGACCCAGGCTTCAAATAACTCAGAATCTATAACCGCGTTGCGATTGCTGGTAGTCGCGCTCTTCGTCCCGTTGCTTGAACTCTTGAGCCTGCGCTGTTCCAGCACGTGTTTCTTCTGCCCCTTTTCCGATTGTTGCACGTTCTTCAGCTCCTTTGTACTTGGCGGCTTTCTCGCCAAATTCAGCACCAAGTTCTAAAGTAGCACGTGCTTCATCTTGACCGGTGCCATAGAAACGGTCTGCTGCTTCTTTTTTCAGACGTGATTTTGTATCAGCGTCCAAAGAAGAGTCGGAGTCAATGTCAGAGACACGACTCTGATACTCACCGCGATTACGTTGGTAGTCATACGCTGCACCCGCAGCATCGCGGTAAGATTGCAGCCGTTCTTCGTCGGTCATTGAAAATAAATCAGAAGTTGCTCAGCATGCCAGCCATGCCACCTGCCATGATGTCACGACGGCCTTCAACGGACTTTTGACGCTGTTGCTTCATTTTAGAAGATTCCAGCTTGCCGAGCAGGCCTTCGAATTCGTCCATATTAAAACTTGACGGAGTGTATTCGCTTTCGAAAGCAGCTTTACGAAGACCTTTGTAGGTCTCTTCGTCCATTTTGCCTTTGCCGCTTCCATATTGAGTGTCCAAGTCTGTAAGGACATCTTGAAGCGTGCGATTAGACACGGTGCCGTCTACGGTTTTGGTGCCGTACTTGCTGTAGGACATTGATGAAACGGTTGTTTAATAACTAAACAAATTATAACAAGACCAATTGTTACCAGAAACCAGAAACAAGGTTGCCATAGATTCCGGTCTTGGAAGAAATATCAGCAACCTCTTTGGCGCTGCCTCTTTTAATTTTTTGAATGTCTGCGTCAATCTGACCTTGTAATTTAGTAAGGCCAGAGTTGTAAGCAAATTCATCTCGCTGACGCATCTTCTGTTGCATCTGCTCAATTTCACCTACACTGCCAGTAAACGTATCTGGCATTTCACCAAACTTAAGTCCGACTGTTTTTTCGGTCTCAGCGTCAAGTGTCGGGGAAAATTGTGAGCCAGTAGCAATTGTGTAACGCCCGGTACTCTTTTGCCAGTCAGGCGCACCTTCAGCGCCTTTAACGGTTTCCTTTTCACTGGGACCGTAGTAACTACGATAGTAATTTTCTAGATAGCTGCCACCAACTTTTTCTTTATACTCATCGCTACTCTTAAGGGAGTCTGCGATTGCATTGACATCAAGCCTGCCACCTGACTTGGAAATTTCACCGAGACGTGTGTTTAATTCTTGATCAGATGCTTTGCGTCCCAGGAGGTCTTGGAATGCACGTTGAA